TAGAACACCCCCTTCACGGCCAAAAAGTTGCCACAATGGAACTTGAAGCCGAAGAAGATGAAAAAAACGGTTGGGTGCGTTATACTTTGGATACGCATAAAGTTGAAATAGCGGAGCCGGCAAACGCGCTAAAACGTCGTCGTAAAACTTCGGAGTAAACATGAGTTATACCGCCGGTGACCAAATTAAAGGCGCATTGCGTTTAATCGGCCAGTTAGCTGAAGCCGAAGAACCCTCTGCCGCAACCGCAAACGATTCGTTAAATGTTCTGAATCAAATGATTGATTCGTGGAACACAGAGCGTTTGTCGGTATATGCCACTCAAGACCAAGTCTTTTCTTGGCCCCCTGGCTTTATCACACGCACACTTGGCCCAACTGGTGATTTCGTAGGCAATCGTCCCATCTTGGTCGATGATGCCACCTATTTCCGTGACCCAGCGTCTGGTATTTCATACGGCATTAAGCTGATTAATCAGCAGCAGTACAACGGTATTGCGGTCAAGACTGTGACATCAACGTACCCGCAAGTCATGTTTGTTAATATGACTTACCCCGACATTACGATGACCGTCTATCCGGTGCCCACTAAGGTATTGGAATGGCACATTGTTTCAGTTCTACAATTGACGCAACCCGCGCAATTCAGCACTCAACTTTCGTTCCCTCCAGGTTATATGCGCGCGTTTAAGTACAACTTAGCGTGTGAATTAGCGCCTGAGTTTGGGGTTGAGCCAAGCCCTACTGTGGCAAGAATTGCAATGACCTCTAAGCGTAATTTGAAGCGCATTAACAATCCTGACGACATTATGGCAATGCCTTACTCAATTGTTGCAACGCGCCAGCGCTTTAACATTTTTGCCGGCAACTACTAATGCAATCGCCTATTCTCGGATCAGCCTATGTTGCCCGCAGCGTCAATGCTGCGGATAACCGCATGATTAATCTGTTTCCAGAAATCATTCCAGAGGGTGGCAGCACACCGGCGTTTTTGAATAGAGCGCCAGGCTTGCGTCTGGAAGTGGCAGTCGGCACAGGTCCCATTCGTGGAATGTGGACGTTTAATAGTTATTTGTATGTGGCCTCTGGCAACACGCTCTACAAAGTAGATACCCAATACAATGTCACAGCTTTAGGTACTTTGGCCAATGACGGCCCTGTCTCCATGACGGATGACGGCACTTATTTGGGCGTGGCGTGTAACGGACCAACTTTTTACTACAACTCTGCTACTGATACTTTTGGTGAAATAACAGACCCAGACTTTCCTGGTGCGCTGACCATCTCTTATTTAAATGGCTACTTTGTGTTCATTGAACCAGACAGCCAAAAGGTTTGGACGGCTGAACTTCTTGACCCAACGTCTATTGATCCGCTTGCCTTTGCAAGTGCCGAGGGTAGCCCAGACGGGCTTGTGTCCTCTATTACGGATCACTCAGAGGTTTGGCTATTTGGTACAAACTCGGTTGAGGTTTGGTACAACTCCGGTGCGGTCGATTTCCCCTTGCAGCGTATTCAAGGTGCGTTTAATGAGATTGGTTGCGCTGCAACATTTTCTGTTGCCAAGCTAGACAATGGTTTGTTTTGGCTTGGTGCGGATGCCCGTGGTAGAGGTATTGTTTACCGCTCAAATGGATATACAGGGGTGCGTATCAGCACCCACGCTGTTGAGTGGCAAATACAACAATACGGCGATATCTCAGACGCCATTGCTTATACATACCAGCAAGACGGCCATGCTTTCTACGTCCTGACATTCCCCACGGCAAATGCTACTTGGGTGTACGATGTGGCGACACAAGCGTGGCACGAGCGCGCAAGCTATACCAACGGCAACTTTGGGCGTCATCGCAGCAACTGTCAGGTAGCGTTTAACAACGAAGTTCTTGTTGGTGACTACCAAAACGGCAACTTGTACGCTTTTGATTTAGAGGTGTACGCCGACTTTAACCGCACACAGAAATGGTTGCGCTCATGGCGTGCGCTTCCCACGGGTCAGATTAATGACCGCAAGCGAACAGCCCAACACAGCCTCCAGCTTGACGCTGAAACTGGCGTAGGTTTGCCAGGCATTACAGAAGTCCCAGGTCACATATATCTGTCGCCCCTTATTATTGTCGGCACGTTTAACATTGTGGATGAAGTTCAGATTGTTAATTCTATTGACCAATATGTCGAGCCACAAGTTATGCTGCGCTGGTCAGATGATGGTGGCCACACTTGGTCTGACGAATACTGGCGGTCTATGGGTCCCGTTGGCGGCTATGGCACTCGCGTCATTTGGCGCCGTTTAGGCATGACCATGAAGCTGCGTGATCGGGTGTATGAGGTGTCAGGCACTGACCCGGTTAAAATTGCAATCACCGGCGCAATCCTCCAAGTGAGCGGAACAAATGCCTAACTCAACGCAAATCCCAGCACCTAGGGTGCCAGTAACTGAAGTAGAAACTAGACTTATGTCTCGCGAATGGTTTCGCTTTTTTAACGCGGTGTACGAGCAGTTGGGTGGCGGCATAGGCGGTGCGACAGGCACATTCACAACCGTGGACGGCAAGACGGTCACAGTAGTCAACGGAATCATTACGGAGATCGTTTAATGTCGATTAACATTTCATACTTTGCAGGGGCTGGTGCTCAGTTTTTTGACGGCAACGGCGACCCCTTAACCGGTGGTTTGCTGTATACCTACCTTGCCGGCACAACAACGCCTGTAACAACTTATACGTCACAGTCGGGTGTGGCAAACAATACTAACCCTATTGTGCTAAACGCAGCCGGACGCACTCCTGCTGAAGTTTGGCTAGATGGCGGTGTGCTGTATAAGTTTGTTTTAGCAACGTCTGCGTATGTCCAGATTGGCAGCTATGACAACATTCCTGCTGTCAACGACCCAACAACCGCCAACAACCTCATTACAGTTGCAGGAACAAACGCGCTGACAGGTTTGGCTACACCTCCGTTGGAAGGCTACACAGCCGGTGCGCAGTATTCGTTTATCGCGCAAAACACCAACAGCGGTGCGGTGACCATTGATATTGACAGTTTGGGTGTTAAAGATGTTACGCAAACAGGTGCTAACGCGCTTGTAGCGGGAAGTATCGTTGGTGGCTCAATGGTGCTAGTTGAGTACGACGGCACACGCTTTCAGTTGCTTACCCCTAACTCATTTATTAACCCCATCATCCGTGGCTACACTGAAATTATTACTTCAAGCGGTACAGTGGGCGCTAGCGCGACGCTTTCAATTGCTGCGGGTACGGTTTTAACGGCAACCCTCACCTCTGCCACGGCGTGTACATTTACGATGCCTGCAATCGTTGCGGGTAAGTCTTTCTTGCTGTTGCTCAAACAGCCTGCCTCTGGTACTGCTACAACTGCCACGTTTACAGGCGTCAAGTGGGGTACAAACGGTGCGCCAACAATTACGCCTACTGTTGGCAAGATGGACATCTTATCGTTTATCTCTGACGGCACTAATTGGTATGGAACAATCGTACAAGGGTTTACCCCATAATGTTTGCAGCCCATAATCTTTTCTTGACGGGTAGAGGACCATACCCTGCCACATATCTGCTAACAGCGGGTGGTGGAGGCGGTGGACAGCCCTACTCATCGCCTGATCCAGCTAGTGGTGGAGGTGGCGGCGCGGGAGGATTGCTGACAGGGTCTACTACGCTTGTACCTGGTACAACGTATTCGTTTACCGTTGGTGCGGGCGGTGCTGGATCAACTAACGGATCAAACAGCGTTGCGTTTGGGCAGACTCCTATTGGTGGCGGTGCAGGCGGTAATGGTGAGGCTTCCGTAGGTCAAAGCGGTTTTTCAGGCGGTTCAGGCGGTGGTGGCGGATACGCCAATAAATCTGGCGGCACTGCCACTAGTGGACAAGGCAATAACGGCGGTCCTAGTACGCTTACTACCGGTGGTGGTGGTGGTGCGGGCGCTGTTGGTGGTACGCCAAATGGCGGTGCTGGGTCTGCAAATAGCATCACCGGTTCTTCTGTAACGTATGCAGGCGGCG